TTATGAAGCCTCGCAAACATTGTTTGCCCACATTTTGCCCACATTCTCACGCAGTAGCATGTCACCCATACGAGCAGACAGCTCGTCTAAATCATCGTCGAATAAATCGGCGTACACGTCCAACGTCATCGCCGCCGACGAATGCCCAAGCTGTCGCTGCACGGCTTTGACGTTCGCGCCGGCGTGCACCATGAGAGACGCGGCTGTATGCCGTAGATCATGGATGCGGATACGCCCCTCGATGCCAGCACGTCGCATGGCCACGCACATCCAACTGTCAGAGCGAGCCGTAGCGTTTCCATGCTCGCGGATCATCTCACCGGGGCGGCCGGGAGCCTCGAACACCAGAGCGTCGGTCGCGCGGCCATCGCAATGCTTCCGCATGATCTCGTCCAAAACGCTCGGGTACATGATCGATCGCGTCCGGTAGGTCTTCGTGTCATCTGCAATGATCTGCATGCCTACCATAGGCGCGCTCACTCCAATATTGATACGATGCTTGTCAAGGTCTACGTCTTTGACGCGTAAGGGGACGAGTTCGCCCCATCTCATGCCGCACAGGCCGAGCGTGAGAATGATATCGTGCCGCCATCCTGCACAGTCCGCCAGCCGGTAAAGTTGTTCCGCGGTCAAATAACGATGCGGTCGGCTGCGTTTTCTCGGCAGTTCGGCATTACGCGCCGGATTATCACCGATTCTTTTGTCATTTTTGGCGTCGTCGAGGATGCCAGCAAGAATTCCGTGAGCTCGAATGACAACGGTGGGGGAGCGTTGTTCACTGAGACTAGTCACCCACTGCTGTATGTCCTCACGCGCGATCTTCGAGACCGGGACGTTTCCCCACACTGGTGCAACGTGGACACGCCATGTGATCTCCAACGGCCGGTAAGTGCTCGCTTTGACACTGGTCTTCTTCTTCGCCAGCCACGCCTCGGCAAGCAGCCCGACGGTGGTTTTGCCCGCCTGCGGGTCAATATAACCGCCGGTCGCTTTCGCAATGGTTACGTGCTCGGCCGCCCAATTCTCCGCGTCAATCTTCCGCTTAAACCCACGCTTATCAGTCTGTGTGCCGTCTGGTTTGCGATAGCGCACCCGGTAGCGGACGCCGTTAGTGGTCTGGTATTTAGTAATGTTTGCCATGATATGGACTCCTTATTGCGTCGCGTAATTTCACGTGATTTCAACCGTTTTCACATATCGTCAAGTTGCGTTTGTTATGATGCAGGTGACGAACGTGTGGATTGGAGGGCTGATGACCCATGAGAACGTCGACCAAGAGAGCGATAATTCGGGGGTTCAAGACGGGGATGATGGCCGGGCTGACTGGAAGAATACGCCAATCAGAGCCTCCGAAAATGCGGACCTCTCTCGAACTGCAAAACAAGGCGTGGACTATGACCGGCGGAGCGATTCGAAAGGCGATGGATCGCCAATAGTCGGCTACATGTCCCATGTCGAGATGACGTCTAGCCCGCTGCCGTCCAGTAAAGAGCTTGCTGGATATGAGCGTGTGCTTCCAGGGGCAGCGGATCGCATTCTGGGAATGGCTGAAGATTCTCTGCATTCTGAGATTGACTACCAGAAGCAGCTTGTGGAGATTTACCGGGAGGATCGTCGGGCCGAGAATTGGGTATACAAGTTCACGAGTGCCGTGTTTTCTTTGATGCCAGCCGCAGCGTTTACTAGTTCTGTGGTGTTCTTTGCGCTCGGTATGAATCCAGCCGCGCTTATTGGCTTTGCTGGCAGTATAGCGCTTCTTCTTCCGCAGGTTATTGACGCGATCAAAGGGCGCCGCACATTCAAAACGGATGATTCGGGGAAAGATAAGTCTTAGCATTTTGAGTGTGCTTCACTTGCCCATCGACTATGATGGGCAAGTGAAGCATGCCCCTTTCTTTTGCTTTCAATGCTTCAAAATTGCTGGAGCTTCGGATATTGGCGTATCCGCCGGCGTCCCCCTCTCGCCTTATCAACCTCGAGAAGGGAATTTTTGTTATAAGCGGCTCAAATTTGTGTCACCACACAGCAGTTGCTGATAGTCGTAGATAACCTGCTCGGTGCGGTCTAATTCTTGAGCGATCAAAAATATGTTGCCTTCATAGGTTTGCTCTGCGGTGATGTATTCGAGCGGGTCAACCATAAGCCGCGCTGTTTCACGCCGACAACGCATCTCCTGCTTTACGGAGTACACGCCATTCCCAGCATCTCCATACCAGCGGTGCACAAGCTCATGCACCAGCGCACACCGCTTCCTCGTGAAGTCGATACGCCGGTCGATCAGAATCGTATCCGTCTCCAAGCAGTACAAGCCGTCAAGATCGCCGGGTAGATAGTCGCTCATGACGGTTAGGCTGGGCGCGCTCGCATATAGGCTCATGCGCATTGGCCCGTATGGGTCGCGCGGATTGACAGGGAGCGTAATCATTACGCATCCGATTTTTGAGCGAGGTTTTTAAAATCGCTCAAGGGGAGAGTGACGGTGTGGCGGACTGATCTCACGCCCTCATTCCAGACTGTTTCCTTTTTGGAAATAATTGGATTGTCTGCCGTGCCCATGGTTGCTAAATATTTGCTAATCGCGGATATGCTCACGCCGAAATAGTCGATCATGCCCTCTGGCGACACCCAATACGTATTCCCTCGGTATGAGACTTGTACTGCGGTAGGTTTTCCGTCGGTCTGGTATACCGCGATCTGCACCTGCTGGCTGTTCTGATCTTCCATGATCACTCCCTTCTTAACCCCCGGTTGTTCGGTTTTTCCGGATAACTGGGGGGGGTAAACGTGTCGAATTCGATGCGTTTAAGCGTCTTGATCGCCCTCGTGATCAAACTTATGCGGATCATGCAAAGCGGCAATACCGACACCCTCGCGGAGGAAGCGGCGGGTCTGCTCTAACTTTTCCTGCTCGCGAGCAGCGACAGGATCAACATCAGGAGCAGAAGCCTGAGGGGGCTGGACCGACATTTCCCTTTCCGCTTTTTTAGCAGCCCGATCGGCAGCTTCGCCATAAACGTCGTCCATAATTGCGTCGACAGAATAAGAGACTTCCTTATGCGCCGCAAGGTCAAGTACTCTTTTGAGGACTTTGACAGGATCCGCCTTACATACTTCGCATATCAATAAAAACTCAGAGAGGCGGGCAGGTGCTTTTAGCCCGAGGCAGAGATCTCGGACTCGGTTATATCCAATTTCCCCGTGGGCTGCTCTTTCGACACCTGTGTATCCAAGATGCGAATCGGCTACTAGATAACAGATAGCTTCGCGAGCTGCGTTATCAGTGTCTTTCCAAACGTATTTTTTAGTCGGCATGATGCCATTTTAGCAAGTGACACGCCGCACTTGCTAAAAATATATAGCAAGTGCTAAAACTGTAGACATGCAAATTGCACTTGCTAAACAACAGGCCTCTTCGGCCGTGAAGAGCCTTCGAGACAAGTCGCTTCTCGATGAGGTGCCGAAGAAACTGATAGCGCAAAAAACTGGCGTGGACCGGAACACCGTCACGCACAGACTCCGATCCTCTGACATGCTCCTTAGCGCATTCCTTGGGACTGCACGAGCTATCGGAGCTGACCCAGTGAAGGTTCTCGATAGCGCCATCAAATCCACCCAAGAGCAGGAAATGGAGACCAGCGCATGAGCGTCTATGAGTGTGGGCACATTGCCGCCGGCGGCTATCACGACGTGAATCACTGCCTGCTCCTGCAAGAAGTCAAGAAGGCTGAAAACCTCAACAACCCAGCCCGCCTCGTCCGCATCGGACGCAGCCACGGACTCACCCCCAGCCAAACCATGAAACTCGCAAAGGAGGCATGACATGAGCGCCGATATTCAACGGTTCGATTTCAACGGCAATCAGCTTCGCGCGCTGACCGATGAGCAGGGTGAGCCGTGGTTCGTCGCCAAGGACGTCTGCGACATCCTCGAAATTCGCACCGATACCGTCCGCAAGATTCTCGAAAACGACGAGGCGGCTAAAGTCAACCCCAACAGTATTGGGGTTGCTCAGAACGGTGGCCGTTCGCCCCTGATCGTCAGCGAGCCGGGCTTGTACAAGTTGATTATGCGCAGTCGTAAACCAGCGGCGAAAACGTTCCAGCGTTGGGTGACGCATGAGGTACTGCCCCAGATTCGTAAGACCGGCGGCTATATTCCGGTCGGGGAATCCCCGGAGGAAACAATGGCACGCGCCCTACTGATCGCCCAGAAGACCCTCGACCAACAGAAACAACAGTTAGAAGAACAAGCGCCGAAAGTGCTGTTTGCGGACGCGGTTGCCACGTCAAAACGCAGCATCCTAATCGGCGAGCTTGCAAAAATCCTTAAACAAAACGGTTACGACACCGGGCAAACACGGTTCTTTAAAACACTCCGTGAAGACGGTTATTTGATGAAGCGTAACGGTAGCCCGAACATGCCAACACAGAAAAGCATGAATCTGGGCCTGTTTGAAGTCAAAGAAACCGCGATCCAGCACAGTGATGGGCATACGACCGTGAATTTCACCACGAAAGTCACGCCTAAAGGACAGCAGTATCTGATCCAGAAATATTTGGGTTGCACGCCCTTGGAAGTAGGAGCGTAACAATGAGCGCTAAACAGCATCGGCCTCACTACCCGTATACGCAAGGCCTCGTGCTCATGATCCTGCTCGTAGCGTGCTTGTTTTGGCTGCTGACGCACATGGCGTGCGCGCATCCAGTCGAAAACGCGATTGCTGCACTGGTTGGCTTTGGTTTCGTGCCTTTGCGTGTGCTCGCTTTGATCACTGCTGACATGAGCGACTAACCGGTTTTGGGACTGTGCAAGTTGCCCCCGGTTCGCAGATCACACGCCATCTGTCAGCGTGAGGCAAACGACGGGCGCTGGTGCGATTCCGGCCAGCCCCACATAGCAAAAACAAAAAGCCCCGCGGCAACGGGGCTCCAACGCAATAGAGGTATCAGTAGAAAGGATATCACGATGAGCCAAGCAGAAGCAGCGCCATTGATGTCGATACAAGACATGATGAAACACGCTGGCAAATCGTATTCGACCGTAACTAAGTGGTCGTCTGGCGTATTGGCCAGCCCATACCCGGAACCTGTTCGTAACGGGAAGAAATTCCTTGGTTGGCGACGCGAAGATATTGAACGCGCTGACGAGCGGAATCGGTACAGCACTGCCGACTACCTGTATGGGAAAGCCGGCAAACAATGAAACTCCTCACCCCAAACGACATACATAACGCCACATTCACCGTCCACTACCTGCGCGGCGGCTACGACACCGACCAAGTAGACGACCTACTCGACCAGGCCGCTGCCACCATCGCAGTGCTTTGGGCTGAGCTTCAAACGTATCGGAACACTATTTAGGCTTGCTGCCTGACTTTTTGTCACTCGTCATAGCGAAAAATCAGGCAGCAATAAAGGGTTGAGGTTGGTCACATTGCCTTTTCTTCCCAGCCTCAACCCACCCACCACAACACTAGTGAAAGGAAAATTATGGTGGACGAAAATCAGAATACCAAGTGTGCAATCTGCGGTGAATATCATGATTCGCCAGTCAGTGAGCAGGAGATAAAAGACGCGATTATGTGGATTGCTGCACACCTCGGCTGCGACTCGGAGAGTCAAGAAGAATCGGACTCAAACGAAAGATTGCACCGATTGCAGCATTATATTGACATGCTCGCTGACGCTTATGATGCGGTGTCTACCGTCGCATACGCCGCATACATGGACGGGGAGCATGAGATTAACGTGCGCGCTCAAAAAATCGCCGCCCAAATCAGCGACCTAAACGGGATTATCACCGCTCGAATCCACCACGAAAAGGAAGCTCAGCATGTGGCATGAGCTCCTCCACCACGGGATGAAAATAAGCGACCTAAAAGACGTCGCACCAGGTGACGTGGTCTTCCTCACGTGTACAGCAATCCCGTACCTAGCGTTTACCGTGCACGCGGTCACACGTCGAAACGGGCTCACACTCCTGTACCTGAATGACTACCAGCATTACGTGATAGGCGGTAGCAGCACCATCACCTTCACGACAGCCCTACGCCCTAGTAATCACCTTCCACAGGAAGAGCGCACGTGACAGTCGACCAGCCTCAAGAATTCACTCTTAGCCTGCCCGGCGACCCGGTCGCAAAAGCACGACCACGCGTCTACCAAGGACACGCCATCACCCCTAAAAAAACACTCCACGCCGAAGAACGCATTTTCGCCGAATTCCGCCGCTGCTACCCCCACGCCAAACCCCTCACCGGGCCCGTAAGCGTAGAAGCAGAATTCTGGATGAGCAAACAAGGAAAACCCGACATTGACAATCTCCTCAAACTCGTCCTCGACGCTCTTAATGCGCTCGCCTACACGGATGATGCGCAAATCATGCACATCAGCGCGCGAAAAATCACGCCCGACCAAAAGGTAAAAGGCGTAAGACGTGGAGTCTTCCGCAAAAGAAAAAAAGGCGATCCACTCACCTTTTCCGGCACCGTGTACGAGCCGCATCTACTCGTACAAATCAGACAATTACCCGAATACCAGCCAAAGGAAAACACACAATGACTACTAAGCATTCAGCGCCAGTGTACGCGGTCGAAAACGCTTTACTGCCTGACACGGATCTAGCTGCGAGCCTCGCACCACTCGTACCAGTCGCCAGCAAAATCGCAGACAGTGCCGCCATCTTCATCGACAAAAGCAGCAAGCTGCCCGATAAGACGCTCACACCGAATCAAAAGCACGCGCTCGAGAGTGCTTTCATGATCGCGCAGAAGATACTGAAGAATGCTGATCTTATCGGTCGTCTTCTCCGCGATCCCGATCAGACAAGTATCACGGTAGAAATGCCTGAAATTGACAAGTAGCCGTCAATATGCGGCGTGCTGCTCCGTCTGCGGGCATCTCACCAGTCCCACGAGTTATGCGCTCGCTTATAGCGCGGTCATAGCTCACGCGCTCGTAGACGGAGCCGTCAACCATCCCGTACAAGTCCTACCAGTAGCAGATATGACACTCCTCAATCAAAGGATAAACCAAATGATGCAATCAACCACTCAAGCATTAGACGCACTCAACACCCCACCGGCAGCAACGAACGATGGACCAAGCCTAGAACACCGTTTATTCCTCCAGCAAGCCCAGCGAATCGCCATCATCGACAATCAAATCAAAGAACTGCAAGAAGAACGCGAATCCATTAAACAGCAGATTCTCGTATCCCATCCCACTCCTGGCACGTATGAGGCTGGAGCCTTGACCGTCACCGTAAAAAACGGTGCACGTCGCTTGGATGCGCGCAAACTCGAAAAAGCTTACCCGGCTGACAAGTATCCACAACTTTACAAGAATGCGTTGGATACGAAGATGGTGCGGCAGCAGTTTGCGCCCGCTGCACTCGAAGCCTACCAGACCGCTAGCAGCCCCACGGTGGTGGTCGCATGATCACCAGTGACGAAATCAGCTCAATCCTCAGCCGAACATTCAACACCTTCGACCTGGGCATTAGTGAGGATCTCTATGTTTTTAAATCCGATGATTTCTTTGCCCTCTGCAAAGAAATCATCGGAAAAATCAGTGAGCTTTCCCGCGAAGACTCTCAAAAAGATTCAGATCAAGAAAAACGCTTAGACGATTTTGAGCAGCATATCGCGAATCTTCAAGATCGAGTCTGGAACTTAGAAAAGAAAGTAGGGCGTAGTAGATGAGCGACTTCATTCCCATCGACTTACAGCAACCTCAACCGGTAGAACAACGCTTACCCGAGCCACCTATGCCGCCAGACGTGAGCGTGGACTTAATGGAAGACCCATTCTTGTGGAATGAAATCCGGGCGATTATCGAAAACCATATTGCTACCCAACCGCGCAGTCTACAAGCCCATATCGGACCCAGTGAACTCGGCACCGATTGTGTGCACTGTCTGGCGGCAAAACTCGCTGGATGGAAGCACGCTAACCAGGCTGTGAGCTGGCTGCCCTTCATCGGTACTTGCGTACATGAGCATTTCGAACGTCTCTTTCGAGACCTTAGCGAGGGAACCGACCAGTATGAGCATCGCTGGCAGACCGAACTACGTGTAACGGTAGGGGCCTTGCATGGGATCAATGACGGGTATGAGATCACCGGCAGTATCGACCTGTACGATCGTAAAGCTCACGCCACATGCGATTGGAAAATCGTAAGCGACCGAACCATCAAAACCGTCAAAGCTACCGGCCCATCACAAACCTATCGCATCCAAGCAAGCCTCTACGGTATCGGCCTCACCCGCATGGGCGAAACAGTAGAACGATCATGCGTCTACTACCTACCCAGGAATGCGGTAAGCCTAGCAAGCGCATACCCCGTCGAAATGCCCTTCGACCCACAACCTGGCATGTGGGCATTACAACGCGCGAACATGCTGAAAGCGTTCATGGACACCATTCGCATGCGCGACGGGTTACCCACCTTAGACGCGTGGATAAACCGCCTACCCAGGTCGTCGACCCACTGCTTCGACTGCGGCACATGGGTTGATGACATGATAACCGGCCTACCAGAATTCGACCCACCAGCCTCACGAATAAACGTGCCCAGTGAATGGCTCGCCCTCATCCCCCTCATCCAACCAACCTACCAACCAAACAACCAATAAAGGAGAAAAACCATTATGTACGGTCAAAACAACTACCAACAGCAAGGATACGGATACCAGCCACAGCAAGGCTATCCACCACAAGCACAAGGCTACCCGCCACAGCAAGCACCACAGCCTGCCGTGCAAATGAGTGCTGCTGAAATGCTCGACCAAATCAGCCGCCAATCCAGCAAAAGCGCCCACTTCGAACAACCCGGCGACAGGGTAAGCGGCATTATCGAAAACGTGACAGCCAGCCAAGTACGCGACTACACCACCAAAGAACCGCAATTCTGGAAAGACGGATCTCCATGCCTGCAAGTTGTCGTGACCATCGACACTGGCATCACGGATCCGAATGTAGAAGACGATGACGGGCGCCGTACCGTGTACATCAAAGGCTGGGGTGTCCAACGCCGCGCATGGCTCAATGCCTTGCGTAATGCTGGCTTGAAGAAGGCGAGTGAGATTAAGCCTGGCGACCATTTCACTGCCACCTTCACCGGGTATGGTGAGCGGAACGCGAATCGGCAGCCAGCCAAACTATTCGAATACGTGATTGAACACCAGTCACCCGCTGATCTTGCTATGAATCCGCCTCAAAACATGCCCCAGCCGGCCCCGTACGCGCCTACTCCAACTCAACCCTCATTCGGATACCCGCAGCAGGCGCCCATGTCTCAGAATCCGAATTTGAGCACACCCGCACAAGCAGCCACGCCAGCAGCGCCGCGAGTAGATGAACAGCAGGTTTTGCAAATGCATGCGGCTGGTAAGAGCGTGCCAGAAATCCAAACCATGACCGGTTTCCTGGCTACGGATATTCAACGCGTGATTTTGCAGGCTCGCCCACACGGTGGTAGCGAGCAGGAGCCAGAATTCTAACCAGCAAGCAGTCAACAGGTTTGGTCGACTGACGTGAAAAATCAGCCGACCGAACCAGCCAAACTAGTCGTACATCATTCAAGGAGTCTGACGATGCAAAACGTAAGAGATGTCATAGCGCGTAGTCTCTCGCCGGCTCAAAACACTGTAATTCAACTCAAGTCTTACGTGTCTTACGCACTCTTACTTTGCCAAAGTAAGACCTTTTTTGTTGGTATTACGCCATTACAGACCATATATTACAACTCTTACGTTGTTTTTACTCTATATATAAGTAAGTATGTATGTAATGGTGTTTGTTTAGGGGCTGTAAGACGTAAGACCTGCCGAGGTGATCTTCAATGACACTAGACGGTCAATACAAGGATTATTCGCCGATTGAAACGGACACTCTCCCAGCCAAATTCTTCGGCTGTTTTAAACTGCTTGACCTGACTTTCACCCCGGCGAACGATTTCACAATCATTCGCACGCTCACCGGTCATAATCTTGAGCTCGTCTGTGATGGTGAGGGCAAGAATAAGAGTCCGGTCGTGGATGCGGGGTATCAGAAAGCGATTTGGGAGTTGCGTGAGCATCATTTGCGTTACTGTCCGTCGCAGGATCGTCTCTGGCGGCGTGATGTGGATGATACTGATCATCCTGGCGATCGTCTGATTTTGAATTCGTGGCATCCGATTAAAAGCATCGAAGACGAGTACGGGATCGGCGCAAATGCGAATAGTAGTAAGCGTAATCCGAATATGAGTGCTGCTATTTTGCGTGAGGCGAAGCGTGCTCAATGGTTTCCGCAGGTTGAGCGTGGTTTGCGGGTTGATCCGTGTGTGTGGATTCGTGTGAATGGCAAGCTTATGGAGTATCGGGGTGAGAATGATATTGCGGTGACGCAGACTTTGCCGCCGACTGGCATGGGTAATGCTGCGGTACAGCAAGCGTGGAATATCGCCCGCTGGCTCACCAATGATGAGTCTTCCGCGCGTAATCTGATTCGTTTGTTTGCTACTCCGTGGTTGGAGCCGTTTAAGCAGCTGAGCTATGTGCTTAGTGGGCATGGTGGTGATGGTAAGACGCTGATTATGCGTCAGGCTGTCATGGGTGTGCTTGGCTCTGAGCGTGTTTTTCCCGGTTTTAGTGTGGCTCAATACTGCTCTGGAGGCGGCTACACGCTGAATCGCGAGAGTATGAATGATGCGATGGACGGTAAAGCATTCGCCTATGACGATGAAGCTTGTGAAGTCATCGAAAGCATGCTGCCTTCGTTGCGTGCATTGTCTACAGGTTCGGAGATGCAGGCTCGTGTGACTGGTGGTAAGTATCGTACTGTGTCACCGACGGCGACCATGGTGATCTTGACAAATATGGCTTTCGCTGACTCGTCAGAAAAATCGGATCGGCGTCGCTTCGTCAAGATCGACATGCACCCAGCTGTTGGCCGCTCTTACGACGAGTACCACGCTATTGAAACCTTTTGTAAAAGGCATCCGGCCGCGTTTTATGCTGCGAGCGCTCGTTTGTGGGTGGAGTCGGATGTGCCGGATTTGGTGAATTTGTCGCCTGCTCGTCAGATTTCGGATGAGGCGTATTGGCTGATTACGTCGATTTTGGAGAATGAGGAGCGTTATGGGCAGCCGGTGGTGTCTCGTCAGGATTATCGTGATGAGTTTCATGCGGCTTTGCCGGATTCTCTTCTTGACTTGCTGGGGTTGAAGAACAGTACAAGTACTGCGCTGCCGGGCGGGCAGCAGCGTGTGGCTCGTGTGGCTGATCGTGCGCGTTTTGACGTGTACGCGAATGCATTGGATTCTGACGTGGAGGCACCGGATGAGGAGGCGAGTATGGAGGTGAATGCACTGGCTATGCCTGGCGTGGATTCTTTGCAGCTGTTGGATGTGGCGGATTCTTGTCGGCAGAATGCGCAACTAATTGAGGGCTTGTGTATGGGGCAGGTTGGTTTTGCTCCATGCGAGGGCAAGGTGAAGAAGGACGGTGTTGTTGATGAGAAAGTGAGCTTGTCGTGGAAACGCTTGAATGCTGATCTTGAGCATCGCAGCACTTCCGATACGGTTCGCTTGGACCAGGCGCGTTATTGTGTGCCTTTGCTGGGGCGTACTTTTGTGATCGATTGTGATGCGCCGAAGCAGGAAGGCCAGCCGCATGGCTTCCAGGTTTTGTAATCCAAGATTGGCAAGTACGATACTGGCGTGCTGCCGTCCACTCTGGCGGTGCGTTCTCCGCATGGCTTGCACTTGTATTATCGTTTGCCTGCTGATTTTGATATTAGCCGGTTGAAGAATGCGGTGCACCCGGACATGATGCCTATTGACCTACGCGTAGCTGGTAAAGGCTACGTGCTTGGACCGGGTAGCGTGGCAAATGGTGGTAAATATCAGATTTGTGACATGCCTGAGATGGATGTGATTCCAGAGGCGACGCCGGCTATGCTGCGTTTTCTCGAGAAAGAGTTTATGGACCAGCCACAGCAGGCGGCTACTGTGCAGCAGGTTTTTAGCGTGGATGATGTCATGCGCGAGCCGAATCCGCTGCGACGCTCATCGAACGGTCGCCCGGATATGACGCCTATACCGGAGGGTGCGCGGAATGATACGTTGCACGCGTGGGCTTACGGCAGGCTCCTGCATCATCCCGATAATGAGCGGCAGATTGAGCGCGACTTGTATGAGCGTGGTCACGCGTCTGGCTTGCAGGATGCTGAGCTTGCTTCGATTTGGAAATCTATCAAACGCCACCAAGGAAAGAGGTGATTTATGAGCGATTTGTGGCTTGCTATAGGAATGTTCGTCTGGCTCGTCCTCAATATCAGTCTGATAATTACCGGCTTACGACTCTTAATGCATGTCCTCAGTGAGAGCGATTGCGATGAGTGGAGTCCCCTAGCTGGACTGCTTATCACTATTCTCACCAGTGGCTCGTGGGCGGCTTGGATTATTACCTGCTTGAGGCTCGGAGGTGTGCAATGAGTATGCGCGAATATGTCACGATCACATACCATGCGGTAGACGAGCAGCGTGGATACCATCATTCAATCCCACTCGCCTCAGCTGACGTGGATCAATGGGATATGTGGCATCCCATGATTACTACGCCTTGTGAGCCATATGGCTACCGTGCGCGCGATCTCAAAATCGCATTGGACCGAGTGTGCCACAAAATCATTGATCATCTCGAAAACATGAGCTTCGAAGACTAGCAGCAAAATCCGATCGGGGATAAAGGGGGAAATTATGATTCAGCAGGTTGTTGACTCGAATATGGTGTATCCGCGCCAGTTGCGTATCGAATTATTACGAAGCGACGGCGTGACGATTGATCTTGGCTCGCTGACAGGCGGCCCGGACATGCCGAATACGACTACAGCACATCCGAGGCTTATCAAAGATGAGCGCTGGCGGGACCTCGTATTCTCAGCCTTGGTAGATTGGATGGAAGCGATATTAGAGTACGCGGCTGCCTCAAGCGACGATGAAGAAGATGATGAAGACGATGAGGACGATGAGGACGATGATCTATGAGGCGGAAGGCGAAAGAGCATAAGCCATCTTGGCTGCGTATTTTTGCACCGCCGGGCAATCTTGCGAAATTAGAAGCCTGCGTGTGCGAGGGATGCGGCAGGTGGGTGATCGTCCAACAATTAGGCGTGTGGGACACGTATGATGCGGGCATTATCCAAGGCGACGACCTCATGATCGCAATCATCCTTAAGAAGCGATTGACGCGAATCCGCTGGAATGTGGATTATGCGCAACCTACTTTGATTGACGTGTGTGGAGATAAGGGAATTAGTCCAGATGGTCAGTATCTTGCCGAGCATGATTGCCGGCTAGGCCGCGTTTCTGATACGCCTTTTCGTCCACCGCGTAAGCCGCATCCTGCGGGTAAGCCTTTTACTACTAGCATTTCAGACGAAGACGTGAAAGCCTTCGAGAAAATTTGGCGCACCCCATTGCGCAAGCTCAAGTAAAAAGCCCCAACCCTTGGGGCTGAGGCGATTATGCGACAGTAATCAGTCTAGCTCAGCCAGCATATAAGGGGCAATCATGGTCGACAGCACACGCTTCTACACTAATTTGCGCACTCTAAAAGACGGGTGGGCACCCTTATGTCTGATTGCCGCGCGTAAAGCGTCCGTCGTGCATTCCACTGGCGGGCATGGCGCGCGTTCTAGCGCACCATTGCCGTTGAATGTTGGCGCGTGGCAGTTACAGCAGGATATCGAAAAGCTCGTAAATATGATGGTTACTGCTGCTGGCTTGCACGCGCATCACGCGATGATCGTGCCCGATCTCATCAAGGGTTTACTCGCTAATCCCGGCCGACTGGAATCACGCACCGATTGGCCTATGATCAGCGCTTTAGTCGATAAGGCGGTATTGCGCTTAGCTCGTACGCTTGACCCGCCACCGGACACAAAAATGATCGGCTGGTGCCCCCAGTGCGGGTGTGAGCTACGTTGTACACCGCTCGAAATCGCTGGCGGATACACAGCATGCGAGCGCTGTGGGAAGGAATCCAAGATCAAAGAAGTGCCTCGGGCGAGTATGGCGCGGCTTGCAGTCGGTGGCGTGCGAGGCACTGCGGCAGAAATCGTCAGGTGGTTGAATCCGTGGGGCATTGAGGTGAAGCGGAATACAATTACCCAGTGGGGTAAGCGCGGGCGGCTTCAGCCGGTTGGTGCCGCCCCGGATAGTGGAGCGCCGATTTATCTCGTGTGGGATATATGGCAGGAATTGAATCGTAAAAAAGAGTGATTGTCACCGATATTTGACAAAGCAGTTTTGTCACCGTATACATGTCTACAGTGGTCATTTTCATACCCACGGGCATGGGATGACCTTCGCGGCATCATGTATTGATTGCATGGCATCATTATTCGATTGGCATTCAGGGTGATGCCATGCGATCTTGTTTTATGATTGGCGTATGCCAGTCGAAAATAATTCCACTAAGCAAGTGTCTGCTGCTCTTGATTATCTTCTCAAGAAATGGCCCAATCCTAGAGAATGTCCGATCTGTCATGAAAACTCATGGGTGGTTGGAGCCGTGTATAGTCTTCGTCGATTCACTGATGGAGAGCCCACCAATTCGGATGATCGAGGTCGGATATTCCCGGTTACTCCAGTTACCTGTGTGAATTGTGGATACACGATGCTGTTCAATTCCATTGTCGCTAATGCGGTTGATCCAGATGTGCCGCGTCCCGAGAATGGTGGCAAGAACCTTGAGTGATGGTGGTCTTTACGGTGATGGACTGAGGTCACAGTCAACGTCGAACGCCGCTAATATGACACTTCACCCTAAACGACGTAACGAAGAGGTGATTGAAGTGTTATCTAGTGAAATCGATGGTTTAAAACGGCGAATAATGCATCTTCATCTTGTCGCCCCGTGGAATGAGACCATTCTAGGTGCATCCATTGGGTTAATTACATCCGCTGTATTTGGACTAGTTGGCTTCTATCAGACAGTTGGCGCTCCTCGGTGGGTGGAAATAGTAATGATCGCCTTTCTTGCTGGGGGTGTAGTTGCTACAGCACTCTGCTTGTTATTTAGGAAAAACATGGCAACTATCGAAGAAGAGCAGAAAAACGATCTCATCGAAGAGCTTGATCGATGGAAACGTGATAGCGAATAAATAAGTTCTGATACTAGTGGGAATAACAAGAAACGGCGCCCGCGATTGCGAGCGCCGTTCTTGTGTTGAAACGATTGTTTGGAGTACTGGCGTGGACGATCATCCCCGACGCCTCGTGCTCTCAGGGATGTTGATGTCATGAGAAACAAGCGCATTAGGTGGAACAATAGCGACCGGGCTGCTCGACTTCCTACCGATTGGGCATGGCGGCGGCAGGTCGTTCGCGATCGCGCGCACAACAGATGTCAAGCTCAACATCATGCGCCTGAATGCAATGGCATTGGTACGGATTGTGACCACATCAAGCAAGGCGATGACCATAGCTTCGACAATCTGCAATGGTTGTCGCACGCTTGTCACAAAGCGAAAACCGAACAAGAAAACGCAGAACGCAATCATATGAAAGCAAAACAACGATTACACCCGAAGGAAAGACTTCCAGGAATGCTAGAATAATCGGCAAGCCGGGTGGGAGGGGACTCCCCGGCCTAATCGCTAAAAACCGCCGGATAGCACTTTCGATCATACGTACGCCGTAAACCTTTGTTTTGGCTGCCGTGTCATCTTTGACTTGATGGTGTCAAACTGCTTTTAGGGGACTGTTTTTACGTGTTTTTGGGGCATTGCAGCGTTGGGCGAGCTGGTATGTGCAGTTTTATTTCGTAACACGTTACCAACTGTTACGAAATTGGCAAAAGTGTTGCAATTATTGACTATTCAGCGTTTTTTACCACCTGTTACGTTATAATAAAAACGTGACACGATGTGAATACTGCGGCAAGGATATTCAACAAAGCGACGGGCGAGGCCGCAAACGCCGCTACTGTTCCAACGCATGCCGTCAAGCAGCCCACAGACGAGGCAAAACGATGCCAGTGCCAGCCGAAATGGCACTCGCTGACCGTTGGATGCGCTGGCGGCGCATCACACGAGGCGATGGGACCACCAAGCAGCCAATCACAGTCGACGGTCTCCCCGCATCGAGCACTGACCCCTCTACTTGGTCTCCGCTCGTCGTCGCAGAGAGCTCGAACGCTGGCGACGGGCTCGGGTTTGCGCTCGGCAACGGGATCGCATGTATCGATCTTGATCATTGCTATGATTCGCGAGGCTATCTGACCGATTGGGCGAAGATGATCATCGCGCCGGTCGAAGGTCGGACGTACATCGAAATCAGCCCCAGTGGTGAAGGGCTGCACATCTGGGGGGTTACAGGAGAACGAACCGGCATCAAGGTACGCAATGACCTTGGTATGAACATTGAAGCCTATTCCCAAGGCAGATACATCACTTACACGGGGCACAAGTTCCGTGATTCACCGCTAAAACTAGCAAACCTGACGTTCTTATTCGACGTTATACCCCGCCTCGCCTGACCTTACGACATGAAAAGGAGGATGTTCGCACATGGTTGAAGATACATCTTCCCATCGTATGCCGTCCGGCCTCATCCGAGATGGTAAGGGACAGCGCCTGTGGCGCGATCTGACTTCCAAATGGGAGTTCACACAAGCTGAATATAAACTGCTAGAGACAGCTTGCTACACCGCCGACAGAATTGTTCGGGAACGCCGAGCCATCGGTGACCAGCTCATTGTCAAAGGAAGCCAAGGTCAGATCGTCGCCCACCCGTTACTTGCACAGCTACGCGCCGACGAGGAACACTTAGCAAAACTGCTTGCACGTATCGACATGCCCGAACCAGAAGAAAACGAGTCATCCGGCACGAATGATGGACAGCGTTCCTCCCAGATGCGCGCGGTCGTCAACAGTCGCTGGCATACGGCGTACGGGAGCGGCTGATGGCACGGCTGCTCACCAAACGGGCGGCCACTCTCATCCCCGATCGGGCGGACGAATACCGTGAGATCGCCAACTGGTATCGTGCTGCACTCGACCATGAGCCAGCACGCCAGTGGAACACAAGCCCGACATTGATCGGCCCCACATGGAAGCGTGCTGGCAATCATTGGCTATTGCCAGAGCGCACACTCGGCTGGAATTTCCTTGCATGGAGTGGCTACTGGTTGCGCGACTCGAAACGTCGCCTGCCATGGAAGTGGACACTCGAACAAGCCCGTTTCTGGCTGTGGTTCTACGCGCTCGACGAGCGCGGCGTCCCTCTGCACGACAATGCCGTATTACAGCGGCTCAAAGGATGGGGCAAGGATCCGATGGCAGCCGGTGGCGCTGTCGCTTCGTGTTTCGCTGATCTCACGTTTGATCACTGGGACCGTAACGGGGAGCCGGTTGGCCGCGAGGAGCCAAATGCGTGGGTGCAGGTGTGTGCTGTCAGTCAGGAACAGACCAAGAACACCATGAAACTCCTTCCTGGTCTTATCCCCGCTGAAACTCGGCGATATTACGGTATCCAATTGGGCAAACTGAACATGTACGCGTTGGGAGATTCACGACAGATCGAAGCGGTCACGTCGTCGCCGCTCGCGTTGGAGGGCGGACGCCCCACATTTCTAATCCGCAACGAAACGCAGAACTGGAATAGTTCGAACGGTGGGCATGACATGGACGGTGTCCTGTCTGGTAATGCTGCGAAATCCGAAGACAGTGTGAATGTGAAGATGCTCGATATCTGCAACGCGTACCGCGACGGTGAAGATTCTGTAGCACAGCGCGTACGCGAAGCATGGGAAGGTACCCAAGGCGACCCCAATAGCCCGGACAAGGGATTGCGCCCTAAATATATGGATTTCGGCCTGCTCTACGATTCGATCGAGGCCGCACCGGATACGCCCATGACCGAGGAAAGCATCCCGAAGGTCGTCGAGGACGTGCGCGGCGATTCGACATGGTTGAGTACCACGAAGATCGTCAAGGAAATCATTAACCCGAAGAATCCTGTTTCGGAGTCCCGGCGCAAATGGTTTAACCAGTGCGAGGCACCAGAGGACGCATATGTCACTTCACAGGAATGGGATGCGAACGAGCATTCCGAACTGGTGCTCGAGCCCGGGGAAAGGATCGTCATGTTCCTTGACTGTTCTCTCACCGATGATGCGACCGGCCTAGTCGCATGCCGCCTGTCAGATGGGTTTATCAAGCCGTTGGGCATGTGGCAGCGGCCGCCAGGCGACCGTGGTAAGCAGTGGCGCGTGCCGCGTGAATCGGTGGACGACACGGTGCGCGAGGCCATGAGCCGTTATCAGGTCATGGCGTTCTGGGGTGATCCATCGCACGTGTTGGATGATGAGACTGGTTTGCACTACTGGGACCCATTATTCGACGCGTGGCATCGCGATTACGGGCGACGGCTGAAGCTGTGGGCGCGGCCATCCGGTCGTGATGCGCACGCGGTCATGTTTGACATGGTTCGTCTTGATACGCAGAAACGGTTTGTTGAATACGTCGATCAAGCATATACGGCCATCTGCGATAAGACGTTCCCGCACGATGGTGACGCGCGATTACGAGCGCATATGCTTAACGCTCGTCGCCAGCCCACAAAAGCGGGCATGAGTATCGCCAAGGAAGGGCGCGAGAGCCGGCGGAAGATTGATCTCGCATTCTGTGCGATCGCCGCATACGGCATGCGCCGCGAATATTTGAACACGAGAAAGCAAGGAGGTGGACAGGTATGGTAGACACGCTCAGTTACGAGTCCGCCGAAGAGGCTGAACAGGCGCTGCGTGAGATCATTCTGCCCTGCTATGGCGGTCAAATCCCCACATTGAACCGCATCGATCGTTGGTGGCGGTGGAACCCCAAACCCATCAGGCTACGGAACGCTACCTTGGAACATCGTATGCTGCGCGATTTAGGCGTGACACCGTGGCTGCGTCTTGTGGTTACTACCATCAGTCAGACCCTCTACCTAGAGGGCGTCGACATACCTGGTAAACAAGATACGGAATCAAATCGTGCGTTCTGGCATCCGTGGGTTGCCAACCGCATGGGTCGTAAGCAGGTTGCCTTGCACAAGGCTGCCATCGCCTACGGGTACGCGTTCGCATCCGTTCGATCTGCCGAAACAGTGGACGGTTCGAATCGTGCAAGCATTGAATGTTATTCACCTCGCGAGGGCTTCGCTGTCTACCGTGACCCCGCTCGAGACACGTTCCCGAAGGCGTTCGTCTATGTGCAGCATTTCGACTCGAATCCGGACGTGTACGAACTGTGGGACGCGTACCGCGTATGGCGGTGGGAGCGCAGTGACAACAACCAATATCGGTTCGTTGCTGCGACCGCACACAATGCTGTTGACCCGGATGGTAATCCGGTGTGTCCGATCGTCCGTTACGTCAACGATCTCGATCTTGAAGGGCGCGCGCCCGGCGAAGTCGAACCCTATATTCCTCTAGCTGGCCGGTTAAACAAGGACAATTATGACCGGCTACTCGCCCAGCACTACAACAGTTGGAAAGTACGCACCGTCACCGGCCTAGATATGAGTGCGCTCAATGACCAGCAGCGCGCCGACAAAAAGGCTCAACTACGTCATGATGATCTGCTCGCCGGCGGTGATGGTGTTCAGTTCGGCACTCTTCCTGAAACCACGTTGTCCAGTCTCATTGAGGCGAAGCAGGCTGATGTGGAGGAACTAGCCGCTGTCTCCCAGACGCCGACAACCGCGTTCGGCAAGATGGTCAACGTCGGCGACGCAGGCATCGAGGAAAGTCGCGCGGGCTTCTACGCAAAACGCGACGAACGACAGAAAAGCTTCGGCGTTAGCCACATGGACGTACTTCGATTGTGTGCAGCCGTCGAAGGCCGCATGGACGACGCGAGGAATTTCGACCTGACGCCAATCTGGGCGGACACGGATGTGCGCACGATCAACCAGGCTGTCGATGCGCTCGGCAAAGCCGCGCAAATGCTCGGTGTACCCAAGCAGATGCTCTGGGACATGATTCCGGGCGTATCTAAGCCTCGTGCCGATAGTTGGCGCGAATACGCTGACGCGCACCCCGACGCCGACGCGCTCGCCGTGCAAGCGTATCAAGCGCAGTTGAACCCGGCGGTGGCCGATGGCTCAGACTCGTAGCGGAGCCCTGCTAACCGATAAGCATCGGCGCGATCAAGTGCGGCTGGCGATCACCGCCGACAGTCAAGCGCGACGCATATGGGATTCCACGCTCGACCTGAACGATCTGAAGGGATCGCAGCCGATCTGGAAGAACGCAATCCTCAACCTGCTGCAAACATGGTGGAAGATCAGTGCTCAGACCGCGAACGCGTACCTACCGCAATTCCGTGAAGCGGAGACCGGTGACGGTTCGTTTGAGACGGCCATGCCACGTTTCGACCGTAAACGCATGGCTGATCAGATCGACTGGACGGGTGCGACGAACGTCTTATGGCACATCGCTCGCGGTGAGACACAGGAAGCAGCGTATGCGGCCGCGCGCAGTCTGTTTCTCGGCATCTTCCACGAAGCCGTGCTCACCGGTGGACGCATCACGATTGAACACTGGGCGAAAAAGGATCAGCGTGCGATTGGCTGGCGGCGCGTTTCGGACGGTGACCCGTGCGCGTTCTGTGCGATGCTCGTCACCCGCGGCCCTGTCTACACGAGCGAACAGAAGGCCTTGCTGCGTGCGTCCGACGGCAAGAAATACCATCCCCACTGCGGGTGTACCATCGAGGTCGTCTACGGCGATTGGAAACCCACCGAACAGGAGCAGCAGTGGATCGACGACTATTATCGCGCCGCTGAAAGCCTGCCCGACAAGACGCCGCGCACCGCGGAGACTGTGCTGCCACTCATGCGCCGCAACGGATCGTTTCGTGACTCCACGGCGCGAAGGAACGCTCCCGCAGCGCTAAAGCAACGCAGAGATGCCGCATTCGAACGCAAGATCGCCGTCAGGCGGTCCTCTCTCGTGCGAACTCCGAATGAGAAGATCATCAACCATATCCTTCACGGCGAGGGCGATGGCAAGCGCGGAGGACACATGTATGGTACGGGAGTACTCGGCAAGACCGAGTTCCCGGAATCATGGTCCGAAGACAACATCCTTGGAGCTATCCAACGTGTTATGGCCGATCCTGATTGGATTAGACCCGCCCCAAATGAACGAGCGCTGCACCAGTTCGGCAAGACCGTCGACGGTGTACAGGTCGAAGTCAAAGCGTATCTGGCCGACGGCGAATACGTCATCGACCAGGCGTATCCGGTCGGGGGCGATGGCGTGACTAAGAATACGTCTACAGGTAAGATCGATGTCAAACCCAGTCGTTCGAAACAATGGAGGAAGGCGAAGTGACGCTGGAAGAACTGACCACACTCGCCAAGCGTTGTCTTGAAGTCGTCAAAAACGTTGACGAAGACATTGAAGATTACGTTTCGGACGATCTTACGGCCGGAGAACCGGAATATGCCATAGCCAGCATGCTTGACGTGGCATACTCGCATCCGGAACTGTACGCGAGATTCCCGGATGAAGTATATGAATTAGCCAAGGATTCGGATTACCCGGTGATTCACCGTTACCTTGACCTACTGGAAAAGAACCGAGCGAGGTAGTTCTCGCACTGAGTTTTTCAAGCCACCATGAAGTTCATGGTGGTTTTTTTATGCCCGCAGGCCGGGCGGAAAGGAAAACACCATGGTTGACGAGAACATCGAAGACCAGACCCAGAACGCCGGCGAATCCGGCGCGCAGACGCCGTCCGACGCGGATGGCGGTCAGAAGCCTCCGTGGGAGCGCGACGGCGAAGAGTTCAATCCGGAGAAGGCGTGGAATCTCATCCAGCATCTACGCGACGACAACTCGAAGCTCAAGAGCGTGAATGAGACGACTAGCGCGAAACTACGTGAGTTTGAGGATGCCAAACTTACTGAGCAGGAGAAGATGCAGCGTGACCTTAAAGAGGTACGCGAGCAGCTCGCGTCCGTCAACGTGGAAAAGGCGTGGGCTGAGGCCCGCGCGAAATACCCGCAGCTAACCCAACAGGATTTTGATCTCATTGGTGCAGGTACGCCGGAGGAGATCGCAGACAAGGCCGCGAAGCTCGCGGCGCGCATCCCCGCACAGGATACGGAGAATGCAGCACGACAGGCAATTATCGAATCGGAGCGGCGCAAGCCGTTGACTGGCGGCAGTGACCCCCATCACAGTGATGGCGGGGACTGGCTGCGTGACGCTCTGACTAACAAGTAAAGGAAACTATCATGGCAGACAATTTCACCAGTTCTATCGGCCGCGCCGATCTTGGCGGCGCGCTCATCCCGGATGATATTAGTCAGGAGATCATCCAGACCATGCCGGAGTCTTCCGTGCTGCTGACCCGTGCGAAGCGTACGGCGATGAGCGCTCGCAAGAAGACGCAGCCGGTGCTCGCTACTTTGCCGGAGGCCTATTGGGTGCAGGAGGGTGCTCTCAAGCAGACGTCAAAGACCGGTTGGGAAGATGTGAACATCACTGCGGAAGAGCTCGCGGTTATTGTTCCGATCCCCGATTCGGTCGTGGATGATTCGAAGATCAACCTGTGGAACACGGTCAAGCCGCTGATTGCTGAGGCGTTCGGTCGTAAGATCGACGGTGCGGGTATCTTCGGTGTTGACAAGCCCGCCACTTGGGGTGATGACATTCTCACGGGTGCGACCAAGGCTAATAACACGATTACGCAGGGTACTGGCACTGATCTTGCGCAGGATGTTGCCAAGCTTGCGCAGAAGGTCAGCGAGGAAGGTTTCGCTGTCAATGGTTTTGCTAGCCAGCCGGGCTTGAACTGGCAGCTCGTTGGTTTGCGTGACGCGAACGGTCAGCCGGTTTACCAGCCGAGTCTCGCACAGGGTACTCCGTCTAACCTGTACGGTTATCCGCTCAACGAGGTCAAGAATGGTGCGTGGGATCCGACAAAGGCTGTGCTGCTTGCTGCGGATTGGTCGAAGTTCGTGGTCGGTGTCCGTCAGGATATGACGTATCAGCTGTTCGATCAGGGCGTTATCTCCGACGCGGACGGCAAGGTCATCTACAACCTCATGCAGCAGGATGCTAAGGCATTGCGTGTAGTCATGCGTGTCGGTTTCGCTGTTGCCAACCCGATGACTCGCGTCGCGAAGAAGGGCACCCAGTACCCGGCTGGCTTCATTGTCCCGAAGGCTGGTGCGTGATGGCTAAGCAGGTTCGATTCGTTTCCCAGCCGACTGTGATCGACGGTCAGAGCGTGAGCGAGCTTGCCGTGTTCGACGCGGACGGTAATCCGGTCGATCTCGCCGGTTCGTCCGGTGGAACGATCACGTCCGTGAAAGCGACCGGCCTGGCCGCCGGTGCTACACCGACTGCGACACTTGCCGACGGTGTGCTCACTCTGGGCATTCCAGCTGGAGCAAAAGGCGACCCTGGAGCGGCTGGTGCACCTGGCAAAGCTGGCACGAACGGTACTAACGGTGCGGCCGGCGTCGGCGTGAAGAGCCTTGCGCTGACCGCGGACGCGTCCGGCAAGATTACCGGTGGCACGCTCACCCTGACGAACAACACGACCAGTCCAGTCACGGTGACCACTGCCACCGCGTAAGGAGGCTGACCATGGCCGTCACCGCACTGCCTTCGTTCGCTGACACGGACGCGTTGGCTGAATGGCTTGGTGAGGACATCACTGACGATAAGGACGTGAAACGTGCGAAACGCTGCCTACGTGCCGCGTCGAATCGCATCCGCCGATACACGAAACGCACCTGGGTTGATGAGAACAACGAGCTCATCAACCCACTGCCGGAGGACTTGGAAGACGTGTGCCTCGCCTGTGCGGGACGCTTCTACCAGAACCCAGATGGCGAAACATCATGGTCGCGGCAGATCGACGACGGTATGGACGGTGGCAGCAGAAAGGTCGATGAGGCTGGCCTGTACCTGACCGCATCCGAAATGCAGACGCTGGATGATCTCGTCGCCGACCAATCACCATTAGTCGGCGGATTAGGCGTCATCTCCACAACGCGCAACGAACTACCCAGCACTGACATGAATCCCAGTTGGTTCGAGGATCCATGCCACGGATATTTAGAAGCGCGGGTGACCGGATGAGCCTACAGTTCAAACCTGCAAGTCTGACACGATTGCGCCGGTACGCGGAATCGCTGATGACGGACGAATGCCAGATCATCCGACATAGCCCTCCTGTCACCGACCGCGACACCGGCATAGTGACTGTACCAGAAACCTCCCTCTACGAAGGCCGCTGCAAGGTACAAACATCGGGCGGATTAGCAGCCGAGAACACTGAAGGCGGTATCGTCCAAGCACTCGGCGCAGTCACCCCAGTATGGAGTTTGTACCTTCACCTGCCCTACGGGACTACAGGATTATTGCCCGGTGACGTGGCTGAAATCACCCAAGCCACTGACCCGACACTGATCGGACGCCGATACCGTCTGCTCAACCTGCAATCCGAAAAAACACATGCAACAGCGCAACGCTGGAACGTGAAAGAAGTAGGCAACAGCAATGAGTAACGGTATCGACGCAAGTGAACTGACCGAATTCGGTAGACATATCGCGCTCGCTGCAGTGCATGCGAACGTGAAGATTGCGAAATCGGTGAAAAAGGGTGCGCAGAACGTGAAAGAGAGCGTGCAAGAAGACCTTGCACGCTCCTCTAATAGCGCGTTGCAGCGTATCAGCATTGGCTATGACATGGGATCGATTGGTACGCAAATTTACGCGGATATTAGCCCGCGTGAAGGTGGCGCATCCGCGTTGGCGAATATCGCGTTTTTTGGTACCGCGAAAGGCGGTGGCACGCATCAGTTTTACGAGCATGCTGAAGCAGAAGTGCCGGTATTAGCTGATTATGTGGCTGATGCTGGTGTGGAAGCTATCGGGGAGGTGATTGGTTTGTGAGTGTGATGGATGTGACGGGCGCGGTTCTTGCCTTGTTGCCTGACGGTTTGCCTGGCAGCGTGTGGAAGAACAGTGAGCCGGGTGAGGCAGACATGCCACCATGGGTGATTGCCACGTGTACGACTATTGACCATGCTCGCAGTGAGGCGATGCGCTTCACCGCGCATTCCGGTCGGTTGGAAGTGCGCGTCGCTTCACATACTGATGATGCAGTAAACGTGATTTGTGACGACAAGCTTATTCCTGTGCTTGATTGTCACGCTCCTGATCCTGTGCCTGGCTATTCGATGAGCCCATTGATTTTGTACGAGGATTCTGGTTCATATCCGGCTGGTTTGACTGCTGATGACACGTCACGCCGATATCGGGTGCGCGTCTTGCGATTCCGCTTCACGTGGAATCAGCTGTAACACCATTTTTTGATTCATAAAGGAGGCCATTATGGCTGCAACATTGAAATTGGGTACCAAGATTCCCGGCACATCTGCCGAGGGTAATATCACGACCCTTTGGGTGCCTACGATTGCGAATATTAAAGCTCCAACGCTCGATGAGCTCAACGCGGGTACTGATATTTCCAATTACGTGATGCTGGGTGGCTGGTCGTTTAGCCCGTCTCAGGATTCTGTGTCTGATCAGCGTGAGAACACTACGCAGGATTTCGGCGCGCCCGGTCGTAAAAGCGCTGGCGACATTTCAATCGAGGTGATCGACAACACGAACACCGAGCATCAGGATCAGAACGAGGCAGTTACCCTCATGGCTGAAAACAATGAAGGTTTCATTGTGCGCCGTCGTGGTATGGCTACGGATGCTCCGCTCGCTGCTGGCCAGAAGTTGACTGTGGTGGCGGTGCGTTGTGGTGAAAAACAGGTCATTAACCCGGATGCGAATACGATGATCCGTTCGAAGATTCCACTGTTTGCGAAGGCTCCCGGCTGGGAGTCTGAGACTGCTGCGATTGCAGCACCGGCAGCCGGTAAGACTGGCGCCTGATTTGTTCGCCTGCGCGCGGGAGTGAATACCCTCGCGTGCAGGCCTCATTGACTATTACGAGCGTAGAAAAAGGATGGATGCGATGGCACTGACGGTAAAGCGTAAACGAGTAGATGTTGATTTGATTCTTGACCAAGACACGGCCGAGCGTATTACCCAATTGGGTCGTGATCTTACGGCTGTTGAACAGCGGCATGTGACCGAGGGCGTGAACAGTGAGGCGAAGCGTATCGCCGGTGAGATTGATGAGCTGCGTGCGAGTGTCGCCCAGGATACGATTCATCTCACACTGGAGGCTTTACCGCTCTCGCAGTGGCGTCAAGTGTTGGAAGAAAACACGAGCGTGGTAGACGGTCAGCCTAAGCAGCGCGTGGAAGATATTACGCGTGACGCGATCCGCTTAATGACAGTGAAGACCGTGCCGGATACGCCGGTGAATGATATCGCTGACATTATTGGCGAGCTTTCTGACGGGCAGATTAGCCCCATCTGGTATGCGATTCGTGATTTGAACACGAGGATCGCTGACCCAAAAGCCGCATTGGAGAACGCCTCAAGGATTCTCCACGCTTAGTAAGCGAACTACGCTTATGTCGCACACTGGGCATCAGTTATAAGCGTTGGTGCGGGTGGGAGCCCACGCATATGGTCGAACACGATGAGATGGGTCGTGTTATTTCATGGCAGGCAGAAAACGAGTGGGATGCTACAGAACGCGAATGGATGCTCGCGTTAGACGAATACGAGCATTCACTATGCCCTTACTGTGGCATGCCTTCAAACGAATGCCATGATCCACTCATGCCCACCCACTGGCAAGCCACCATTGACGTGTGCCAAACCCAGCTTATGCGAAATGTCGCTATTTCCCAATGGAAGCAAGATCATCCAGGTGAAGACGATCGTGCAGGCGCGCTCACTACTCGCCTCACACCCCGAATCGAACCATAACTTAATGGAGGCTATATATGAGCGGATTGAACCGTGACATCACTATTCGTCTGCTCGCAGACACTAGCCGATTCAGCGCAGGCATGGCCAAAACCAGTGCTGAATCAGACAAGCTCGCCACTACACTCGAATCCTCTCACGCCGGCACTAAACTCCTCACTGCAGGACTCGCAGCAGCCGGCGTGGCCGCCAGTGCATTCTTCGGCGCTGCAGTCAACATGGCCGCCGAATTCGATGCCAGCATGTCTACCGTGCAAGCCAACACGGGTGCGTCCGCCGACGAAATGGACAAACTCCGTCAAGCCGCCATCGATGCAGGCGCTGAAACCGTCTACTCCGCTTCAGAATCCGCTGATGCGATCAACGAACTTGGCAAAGCCGGCATGAGCACCACCGACATCCTCGCCGGTGGCCTGTCCGGTGCGCTCAACCTCGCAGCCTCCGACGGCATGGAAGTGAGCGAAGCCGCCGAACTCATGAGCTCGGCTATGGCCCAATTCAACCTCACCGGCAAAGACGCAACCACCATTGCCGACGCACTCGCCGCCGGCGCAGGCAAAGCACAAGGCTCCGCCCACGATCTCGGCTACGCTTTGCAGCAATCCGGCATGGTCGCCAACAGCTTCGGCATTTCAATGCAGGAGACGGTCGGCACACTCACCAGCTTCGCTAACGCTGGCATGATCGGCTCCGACGCTGGCACCAGTCTCAAAACCATGCTCATCGCGCTCGCGAAACCATCCACCAAGGCTGCGAATACGATGGAAGAGCTTGGCATCAACGCGTATGACGCGCAAGGCAATTTCGTCGGCCTCGCAAACCTTGCTGGCCAGTTACAGACGAAAATGGGTGACTTGACCCAAGCAGAACGCAACCAGGCGTTGGCTACCATTTTCGGCAACGATGCTATTCGTGCTGCAAACGTCCTATACAACGAGGGTGCTGACGGTATTCAACAGTGGACTGATGCAGTATCTGATTCAGGATACGCGTCCGAACAGGCTGCTGCGAAAAACAATAACCTGAAAGGTGATCTCGAAAACCTCTCCGGTTCCATGGAAAGCCTCATGATCAACATCGGCGAGGCGGGCCAGGGTCCTATGCGCTCACTGGTGCAAACGTTGGATATGCTCGTGGATGGGTTCGGCCAGCTACCACAGCCTGTGCAGCAGGGTGTGATCCTCATGGTTGCGGCTGCAGGTAGTGCGACCGCATTGCACGCGGCATTGAAACCATTGAATTCGAGTACGAGCGGTTGGGCGAGCTCACTTGGCCTATTGATTGACCCATTGCAAAGGGTTGCTGTTGCTGCCCCCCAATTAAAAGATGGATTCTCCATGTTGGGAAGCACTGCGGCAGCGAGTTTTAAATCCCTCGGCTCTGGCACTCCGGTTATTGGCGCGTCTGCGGCGGCAATGAGCGGTTTGAAAAGCATTGGTAGCGGCGTCGTAAGCCTTCTCGGCGGCCCTTGGGGTATCGCACTAACCGCGGCGACGGTCGCATTGGGCGTGTTCGTGCAATCAACACAAGCGTCGCGAAAGCAAGTTGAAGGATTAACTGACGCGCTGAAAAATGGGTCAGACGCTAGCGAGTATTTCGAAAAAACACTCAACGACCCCTCTGGTTCGAGCAATACCAGCACATGGCTCGCACGCTTGGCCACTGGGTATGACAATCTCTGGCAGGCAGTCGATAAGACTGGGATTTCGCACAAGAAATTCATCGCAGCCATCAAGGGTGATAAAGACGCTTATGACAGTATCCAAAAAGCCCTCAACGATTACGCCGCATCCGCGTCACACTTTGACACGACCGCTGGCACAGTCAACAGTGGTCTCGCTGAACAGCAAGCAAACTATCAAAACGCTATCGCAGCAGCCAAAAACGCTGCCGACGCCGACAAACTCGGCGCACAAGCCAGCATGGAAAAAACCGCAGCGCTCCTTACCGGTAATGATGCGCTCGCCACACATGTGGATGCGACTACGGAAGCAGCTGACGCCGGTACGATTCTTGAAGAATCGTTTGGTGCGACGACTGACGCAGTCAATGAGCAGAGTGCGGCGTTAAGTGAAGCGGTTGACGCGTTGAAAACCTATTACGGTTTTGCTCTGTCCGAGTCGGACGCGACGATCGCCATGTACAACGCGTTCGATAAAGCGTCTCAGAGTGTGCAAGAGAATGGTAAAACGCTTGATCTCAATACCAAGCAGGGGCGTGATAATCAGAGCGCACTGAATGATTTGGCGGAAAGCGTGATTAAAGCCGCTCAGGCACAAGCAGAGAACGGTGCCACACTCGACGAAGTGAACGCGACGCTTGATTTAGGTCGTAAACGCTATGAGGAAATCGCTCAAGCCATGGGTATGACGCCTGAAGCAGCGGAGGCTGCTGCAAAAGCATCCGGTCTAACCGGTGAAAGCTTGCAGCAGGTCGCACAACAGGCCAGCACGGTCCCGCAAAAGGTTGAGGATGCGAAAACAAGCTTGACTGACCTGGGATTGACCGTGCAACACTTGCCAAACGGTGAAATCAAAATCACCGGTGACAATACTGAAGCACTCAAGTCGATCGAAGCCGTAAATGGTGTCAAGATCGATGATAAAACCGGTACACTCACCCTTGACAAGCACGCATACGACACTGCTCTAGCGTTAGCGAATGGTGCGAAAATCGATGAGAAAACCGGCAAACTCATCGGCGACAACAGTGATTTTTGGAAGAAAATCGCTGAAGCCAACGGGTGGAAAATCGATGAGAAAACCGGGTACATTACCGCTGACGACGGTCAAGCATTAGCAGTCATTCAAAACCTGAATAACATGCAGATCGCTGACAAGTACTTCCAAATTCACGGCACATATGTCGATGAAAGTGGCGGCCAGTACTCATCGAGCGGATACCGACCTAAAGGAGCGACCGGTAATATTCCCACCGGCGCCACCGGCGGCCTGTACACCGGCCGTGAATTCACCCCTGGATATGCGTCAGGCGGTATCGTCAACGGGCTTGTCTCAGGCCCGGGCACAGGTACGTCAGATTCCATCTGGCTGACAAACGCACGAATCGCTAACGGCGAATTCGTACAATCCGCAGCCGCAACCGAATACTACGGTCCTGGATTGATGAGCCTACTCAACGAACGCAAAATCCCACGCGACATGCTCCTAGCCTCACCAGCAAACACAGCAAACACCACACCAGCGCGCACACCCGCCAGCAACGTGCAAGTCACAATCAACGTGACCGGCACGCCTGACCCGACGGTAACCGCTATGAAAACATTCGAAATATTCCGTCAACGGATCGGAGGCACCGTATGAGAGTCACCCTCACCCCCCGAACCCAACCATCGAATGCACTCATACTGGTAGACGCCGCCACCAAAAACATCAACCCACTCAACCCACAGCCAGACGTCGAAGCCGTCCTCGACGTCAACAGCCTGTCAGACGGCTGGTATTCCAGCCTCGAACCAGACGTTGACGACATGCCCATCCCCGCATGGCACGGTAGCTGGCAACCCTCATTCATCCGGCTCAAACGCCGCACCGTCACCCTCAAAGGCCACCGGCGTCGCGCACCCGACACCCACGGACGCGACACCAGCACCCTCGAAGACGCCGACTTCAAAGACCGCCTCAACGCGCTCGCTGGTGAACGGGTGCGTTTGGAGGTTGAGGATGATCATGGGTATCGGTGGGCTGACGGGTATGTGGGCGCGTCGATCCCGTATTCGTCAGATATGGGTTTCACGGTGTTTTCGATTGTGCTCGTGTTGGAGCCATTTAAGCATGGTGTTGCAGCAGTGTTTCCGGTTAAGGGTGGGCGTGTGCATGTGGAAAATCATGGTAGTGCGCCCAGCTGGCCGATTATTCACGCTGCGAATCCTAATGGATTGTCGTTTGTGAATGTGTCGGATGGTGTGCATCAAGTGTCGTGGCGGGGGAGCGGTAAACCGGTGTCTGTTGATTTGGATTATGCGCGGCTTGCTCCGAGTGCAGGGCGTATGAATGCGAATGATACGGTGCCGGTGCCGCCTGGCGGCTTGGATTTGTGGGTGTCGGCGGATGCTGGCAGTACGCTCACGGTGTCGTGCGCGCCAAGTTGGAAATGAGGTGTGATGTTTCGACTGGAAGCGTATGACACACAATATGGCACGCATTTAAACACTCGCCCGATCCCGGTTGTATCCTGCTCGTGGTCACAGTCTTGGAATACGGCAGGCTCGATGAGCGTCACCATCGCTGTTGGTGAAGCCACGCAAGGCATTGACCTGAACGAGCTGTTGGTTGAGCAGTACACGCTACTGGCGTTAATGGATGGGGATCAGATCATACATGCTGGGCCGATCCTTGAAGCGCCTGAATGGGATGCTGAATCACAGCAGCTCACGATTAAATGCGGTGGTGGGTGGAGTCTGCTTGATTGGCGGCTCGTGCTTGACCCGCGACTTAATGAGCGATCCTATGAGGGCAGCATTGAAGTAGATGAAGACAATCCCAGTGGCGAATGGGTCCTTGGATACGGTGGTAGCGCCGGTGACATTGCGAAAGCGTTGATCGGTCTCGCCCAACAATGGGGACGCTTATGCGTTAATGTCCCGGTCGGTTTGACTGAACAGCCCGGCATAGAACCATTATCCGTGAGCGCGTACGCGTGGGAAATGAAAACCATCGGAAGTATGCTTGATGATCTCATGAGCATGGAAACCGCTGGCCAGTTACGGTTTGACCCGAAACTTGACGCGGATGGTCGTTTTAGCTGGCAGACCCGTTGGGCGCGCACCGGTATCGTCGATCACTCGTACTTGTGGAATACGCTACAGCCTGACTCGCGGATTGTGTTGCAAGGTGTGAGCGGCGGCGGTACTCCCATTGCTACGCAAGTGTGGGCGACCGGTGGGCGCAGTGATGGGCGTATCCTCATCACACGCGCAGACGATGAATCCAGTGCAAGCGGCATGCTCTTGCAGGCCGGTAATGCGAGTAACACGAATTCATTGGCCGCGTTACACGCGTATGCGCGTGGCACACTAGCCGCGTCTCGGCGTGATCGTACTTGGAAACTTCGCGTAGGACGCGAACACCAAGTACGTGTCGGTGATCATATCGATTTGCGAGTCCAAGACGAGTACGTATACGAACGGAATCGCGACGGACAGCATACCAGCACACTCATTGCCTTAGTAGTCACGGACGTGTCTGGCAATATCTCAGACGATTATCTCGATGTGCAAGCACGCCAACGCGCTACGTCAGTCAATGGTGTACGCCCGGGCAATTCGAATCCGATGACATGGCTTGCATCTCGCCTTGACCGGCTTCAATCCGACGTGGCAGCAGCATTAACCCCCGTCGTGGTACGCCGCCCAACAGTGGCGCGCATGACTACTACACGTCTTACAGCAGAGGAAACCTGATGGCAGTTTTAGAAAAACCCTATGCGCGCGGTGACTTCTCATTCCCTCGCGGCATGGATTTCAGCTGGCAATTCAACTGCCAGCGTTCTATCGACGGTGGCAAAACCACAAATCCCCTTGATTTGAGCGGTATCACCGTACGCGTGCGCCTGCTCGATCTCGCAGACAATATACTCCTTGACAAGCCAGTAGCAGCCGCGACCGCCACCGGGCAAATCATCGCCACACTCACCGCATCAGACACCAACAGCAGCGAATGGCAAGGCCGACGACGCGGCGTCTGGCAAATCTACGGCGTACAACCCGACGGCGAAGCACTCTCATGCACTTGGACAGGCGCAAACACCACAGCCCACAGCATCATGCAATCCATACCAGACCTTGAATCCGGCAAAACCGAACTCTACGGCTGGGGGTACTGGAATGCGTTCTAATCAGAAGAAAGGAATGCACTGATGGCATCCACACAAATCCTCGACACCTACAGCGAAGTAACCCTAGCCGGCGTCGCCGCCGGATTCGGCAAAATCAACGCCACCGTCACCAACACATCCGGCACACCAAGCGTCAAAGCCACCATGAGCGGCCCAGACACCGCCAAAGACATCACCCTCGAATTCACTAACCTCAAAGGCGACAAAGGCGAAAAAGGTAACACCGGAGACAGCGCCTACAAAGCCGCACAACAAGCCGGCTACAAAGGCACCCAAGACCAATGGGCCAAAAGCCTACGCTTCCAAATCAACACCCAAATCACCGACAAAACCAAACTCCCTACCAGCGGCCTCTACACCGGCTACCGCGCCCAAACACTCGACGACAAGCATGTGTATGAGTACAACGGGTCCGCGTGGATGGACTTGGGGCCGCTCGCCGCGAATTATGAGGCACGCCAAGTCTTCAGCGTCAAAGTAGGGGATAGCGGCCGCGCATGGTTTGATCGACGAGGCTGGGAGGTTGATTGTTGGATTACTTTCAAGCCCTTCACCAGCGCGAGCATTAGCAGTGATTTGCTTGATGATCTGCTTGCCCCGCAAATGCCAGGCCTTTTCCCCACGGTCACGGTAGGAACAGCATTATCAATCCCGATCGGCGACACCATGCCAGCATTAGACACGAACGCCATAGGCCCCCAAATGATGCTGCAAATCACCGACAAGCTCATCCTGACACGCGTTGACACAAAGACTGCAATGCCCGCCCTAACAAGCGGGCATCTTTACTATATGCATCTGCATTATCGGGCTACCAACGAAATGCTCGAAAGTAAGCCGGTCTACTTCACCCAGGCACTTAATAGTGATGGTACTGGCGCAGTACTTACCGACATGTACACCTACGCAACCGACAGCGGCATCAGCTACCTCGTCGTTATCAACTAGGAGACCCACCATGGCAAACAACCAAGAATTCCAAACTATCGCCACCAACTGGATCAAACCAGACATCCTCACCAAACCACTCCCAACCGCCAACAACACCACCCAAACCACCCGAACAGACGGCGCGCTCGCTATCGTGTGCACGAACACTGCAAAAGACGGTTGGGTGCAACCGTGGAATAACACCACTGCCTCAGGAATGCCCTCCGGCGACAAGATCGGTGTGCTGCTGCTCAGTCCCGACGATGGACTGACACCAATGGGCGGCGCGAGTCTCGATAATGGAGTAATTACTTGGCTGCGAGGCAGTTCAGCAGGCTACCAGCACGCGTTAATTATTCGAGCAGCCAACCTAGCCAATGTTCGATTGCATGCGCCAGCAAACGGCCGAGGCCTGGTCGTCCTCAAAATCGGTTTGTTTGATTTGGCTAGCTGGGAGCAAATGCAACAGCGTGAAATCATTTACTTCGACGGTGGTGGCATCACCACAGGCGGTAATGATTCATACACGCTGCCGCCAGCAACAACCAGTATTCGCGGTGGTGTGATTATCGGCGACGGCTTAACCGTCGACGTCAACGGGCGCGTATCCACGCTCGTGAAAGACCTTCCTATCGCTACCCAAGATACGCCGGGTGTCATCAAAGAAGGCAAAGGTGTAGACATCACTGCTAACGGCACTCTCAATGTCAAGCTTGGCCGAAACCTGAATTTTGATGAAAGCGGCGCTATCGAAGCCCCCGACATCACACCACCAGACCTCTCGGACTACTACACGAAAACCGAAACCGACGGCCGGTATTACACCAAGACCGAAAGCGACGCGAAATTCTTGCCGGCAGACACGGACAAGTTTTACTCGAAGACCGAGGCGGACGCGAAGTTTGCGACGAAGAGCACGGAGGGTACTGACCCGAATCTTACGGCTGCGATAAAAGCGTACGCGCTGGAATTCTTGTTCCCGGTGGGTGCGATTTATGCGACAATGAAGAATACGAACCCTGATCAGTTCATCGGGGGGTCATGGCAGCAAATCGCTACAGATCGTTTCCTCGTCGGCGCAGGCAGAAGTTACGCGGCGTCAGCCACAGGCGGCCGCTCAAGTGTCACCCTTGGAATTGCTAACATTCCTAAGCACCAGCATTCTCTCACCCTAGAAATGACCAGTAACGGCGGTAAAACCGATACGGTCGCCGGTGGTATGGGTGCTGGTAAAGGCAGTAAGGGCATTTTCTACACGAGTTTCGCCGGTGGTGATGGCAATGGCAACACGCAGCCTTTTAGCATTCTTCCACCGTATACGGCTGTGTATTTCTGGCAGCGAATTGCTTAGGCCGTCCTCTGCCAGAAATAGACCGCCTTGTAAGGCGGCATGATACTAAACGCCTGACCTCCGCCGACATGAGTGGTCTGTGCATTCAGTAGTGTCGTGCCAGTGCCTTGACCGGCGCTAACAGAATTGTTGCTGCCTGCATTCTGTCCGCTGACTTTTACGTCTAGCGTGTGCTTGTGGGATGGCATTTCGTTAATAGTTAGCGCATGTGTGGCTGAGCCGCCTTCGTTGCCGGCAGTATATTTACTGCCCGCACCGACAAGAAAGCGGTCTGTAGCCAGCTGAATCCATGACCCCCCGATGAACTGTTAAGGGGTCAACTTATCCACATTTTTTTGCCGCTCTTGTTGGGCGGTTTTTTCATATCCAAAGGAGGAAAGTATGCGTATTGGCAATTTTTTCGCTGACCCGGGTTTTAAACGATTATCCGATTTTGTAACGAAGGTGAATGATGTGACGGTGACCGGCGCGGATTCGGGTGGTGAGCATCTTGTTGTGATGCCGACATCCGACGCGAGCGGTCACGCCGCCATCGAATTCCCATTCACCACGCCAGGCACTTACGAATTCCACGTAAATGCTTATACGCGTGACACGAGCGTGGGCTCGCGCATCGATAACGCATGGATTCGTGTCGGGTATATCGGCGCTGACGGTAAATGGGCATGGCTGGCGAATATCAGCGGCTTAGTTAGCGACCAGGTAGTGAGTCTAACGAACGTGCTGACTGTTCCAGATGGCGTGCAGCGCTTGCGGTTTGAAGTGGCGGCTGGCAAGAAGACGGGTTGTAATACGTCAATTACTGATCCGGTCTTATGTACTTCGGAAGGATGGAAGAAGTTGCAATCATATGAGTTAAGCGAATTGTCCTCAAGTCTGACGCCGATAATCGAGGGGGGGAGTCTCTTAACGCTTCTCCTCGTGTGGCTAGCCTCTACGATTGGAGGCTGGCAGCATGACGTGCATCAAGAATATTGCATTATCCCCGAAATCGTTCACTGGGTTCAGCAGCAACGGCACAATCATCCCGATCAGCCCGGTCACGGCCGGTACTCCGCTGGTGTTGCGCGTGAGCGTGTGGAAAACGTGGACGGACGTGGAGTCCAAGGGATTCATGATCACGTGTGGGGGCACGACCATTACGGAAGCGGACTTGCCCAAGGCGAACATTTGGACCATCACGCCTGCGAAAGATGCGGATTCGATCACGTTCACCGCGTTGAACGACGGCAAATACTGGCGGGCGGACAACCTGTGCGTGTGCACGGCCGACGATTGGAAGGCCCTGCAAACGTACAGCCTGCCCAAGGACACGTTCAACAAGGGCACCATGCCTATTATCGCCGGTTGACCGTCTCCCAGTGGGAGGTGGCAGCATGAGCGACCGCACGAATTATTTTCCGAATCCTCGCGGCCGCTCATGGCTCATGCAGCCAGCCGAATTGATTGACGCGACTTTCATGGCTTGGAGTGACGCACAACCTGGGTTTGCGCTGAAAAATAAAACCACCACCTTGGGTGCGTACGCTCGATTCCGGCTTACCTTGCCTGCGGGTAGCAAACTGGTTTTGCTCTCGCAGGCGGGTGCTGCATCCGAGTCTGATACGTATCGCGGCGCGGTCATCGAGATCAGTGATAGTAGCGGCAATATTCTTGCGAAAACCGCTGACTATGCCAGCAAACAACTATTGCGGCTTGAGTTTACTGTGCCTGCTGACGGTGCGATTGACGTGAAATTCCGCGGTAAAGCCGGCGAAGAAACCGTCACTGCTTTTTATTTCACGCGCATTGTGTCAGCCGGTGAGGATGAAGCGTTTTTCGACATGGAAACCCAGCCGATTATTCATTTTCAATGAGGAAGGAAAGAAGGAAATGTTTTGGATGACTTAATTATCGCCATTGCGGAATGGGCGCTGGTGGGTGTGTTGGGCGTGATCGCTACCGCTTTATGGCGGCAACTCAAACGCATGAAGATCGAGATGGATGCTTTTAAACGCGGCATGCAAATGCAATTGCGTGGCGAGCTGATTGAGCTACATCGAGTGTGGATCGTGGACAAGGGTTATATGCCTGTGGAAACGAAACGTTTCTTTCACGATATGTTTTGTGCGTACGAGGATCTAGGCGAGAATGGCGTTATTTCCGCATTATATGAGGACGTGAAACGCGCTCACGTCGCACCCGATCCTGATGAAGATTCTGAAGAGTAATTAAACCGCATTCCATCATGGGGTGCGGTTTTTCTATATTTACAAAGGAGAAAATTATGGCAGATCACGCCAATATCGTTAACACCACTACTCCCGGCTTGAATACTGAGCGCGTCAAGTCTATTGTCCTCCTGCTCGTGCAGCTATTTAGTGTTGTCCAGACCGGCTTGAGTATTGGCGGAATCTCACAGCTGCCGTTTACTACCGATCAGGTATCTACCGCCATCACTGGCGTCATCGCCGTTGCTACATCTATCTGGGCATGGTGGCGCAACAACAGCATCACCGAAGCCGGATATTCCGGCAAGCAGCTCACCAACGGTATTAAAAATGGTGCTTTGGAGCAGGTGCAGGGCGTCTCGATGATGCCGACCACAGTCACGCAGATCACCCCCGCCGTCATCGAAAAATATACGACCGACGCGGCGAAGACGGACGAGAAGGACGCAGACAATGCCTAGTCTCACGAAGCTCACCGAGCGAATGCGCTACTGGTGCCAGTCCGTGAGCCTCGGCTACGACCAATACAACCGCTGGGACATTCGTCCCGGCGGTGAATGTGATTGCAGCAGTCTCGTGATCTGGGTGTTGCGTGAGGCTGGCTTCGACACTGGTAACGCAAGCTACACCGGCAACCTCAGCGCCAATCTCATTGCTCGCGGCTGGAAACGCCTCCCCAACAACGGTAATCCACAGCCGGGTGACATCCTGCTTAATGATGTGCATCACGTCGCCGTGTACTTGGGTGGTGGCTTGCTTGCTCAAGCGTCCATCGATGAGCGCGGGCGTGCTTACGGGGGACAGGCCGGCGACCAAACCGGCTACGAAACCAATGTCCGAAGCTACTACAACTACCCGTGGAACTGCTATCTGCGCTACACGGGTACTACTACAGACACTAATGACACTCAGGAGGATACTGATATGAGCATGGCTTGCATTATCCAGCCAAACGACGAATCAAGGCTCATTTATTTCGATGGTACTAAATGCCATAATCTTACCCACCCGGATCAGGTGACGGCTTTACAGACGGTAGCCCAGCAGACCATGGGCAAGCAGCTACCTGTCTTCAAGCTCGGCACTAAGTCGGCGCCATTCGCGACGCGCCTTCTACAGGCAGTCGGACAGTAATAAAAATCGTGCTGCTCATCTCTCCACACGAAGTGTGTGGAGGCAGCACGGCAGTGCGTGGAAAACACTGCTGTCTTTCAAGTATCCACTAGCGCCCCGCTCAACGTGCAGGTTAAATGCCTGTGCTGAGCGGGGCGCTTTTCTGCGTTTGAGCAAACCCCGCGTATAATCAGACTTGCCCATGTTTCCCCACCCTAGTGGGGGTGACCCCGTGAATAGGCGGGTTTACGTAGTGTTCCCCACCTCGGTGGGGATGACCCCGTGAATAGGTGGATTTACGTGGTGCTCCCCGCTATGGCGGGGGCTGATGGCGGCCTGTGTATTTCGCACCGGCCGCCATTTCTCATTCTTGGCTCATGCCATCCGATACCGTGTCTGCGGCGTGTTAATGTCCTCATCGTCGAGCCGAAATACTTCCGGCGGTTCCACGAATTGCTTCGCATCGATGCGCAACCCCCGCCCGATGATCGTACTGCCGCCGAGGTTACCGCGTCGGCCGAGTTCGATATATCGGTCATCCTCCCCAAAGCCTAGATAGATGTCTGCGCACTGATATGAGCGTTCCATATGCTTGTCGCCCGGGTACCAGATTTTGCATGCTAGCCACACTTGAGTGCGGGTGACTCGGGTGACGATCAGCCACATGGTGCATTCATCGTCCATCGGATACCCGGTACCTGGGGTGAAGGCGCGCACTCCGCCTTTGCGCGGCCGGTCGATCATCCACTGATCGATTGTTTCACGCTTCCATCCGGCTTTAGCGTACTGGCTACGGGTGCCAATAATCACATCCGGGGCAGGTAGGTCGCCTGGATGCGGCTCGCCGTCTAGGCGGTGAGCGCGCGCGGTTTTATGGTACTGGCGGGCGGTCGCGTCACTGATGCCGGCGATGACGGCCACGTCATGTAAGTCAAGGAAGTGGAGACGGTGCAGGTCGGCTGCATCTTCGTCTTCCGTCGTGGTCGGCTCCTCGTTCTTATGGGCGGCGTGGGTGGCCGGCTGCTGCGGTGCTACGGTCTTCTTAGTCTGGCGGGCAGCAGCAACGCGGGTCATGTACGCTTCGAGGCTATCCTCCCATTCGGCATAGCGCGCATTGTATTCAGCCCATTCCGCTTTCGCCTGCTGCTGCTCGGGAGTGAGTTCCACTGGCTGACGGCGACGACGACCGCGGCCCGGGATGATCGGGGATGATTCCGGCTTTGCTGGCTGTGGGTGGCTGGCCTCGAATGCTTTCTTGTCTGCGATAACCTGCTGGCGGATAGCTTCCATCTCGTAACCGTTGACGATCTCTTGGTTATCTGCGTTGAAGTGGCCCTTGCACCAGTCGATGATTGTGGCGGCGTCGGCGCATTCGGAGAGGCGCTCGGCTTTGAGCGCTGCGAGGCGACGACGGTAATAGGATTCGTCACGGTTGTCGGCAGTGGCGTGGAGCTTGGCAACGGTTTCCTCACGCAGGGAGGCGGCGTAGGTGATCTGCTTTTCGGTGCCGGTGGTGATCTCCTGCAT